AAATTCCATGCCAGCCACACGACGCTCATTCAGCAGATGACGCAATGGCCGCATCACGCAGTTGAATCAGGGAATCGCCCATCCGCTTGAATGCGAACGCCGGGTCTTCTTTCATGCGGCGCTCGGCGTCCGCTGACACCATGCCTTCGGCTGCGGCGACGTCCAAGCGGATTTGTTTGTATTTCTCCATACCCGCCATCATGGGCGTAATGAAGCTCAACACGCGCTTGTTGCCAAACAACTCGCCGATGCGAAAAGAATCGCCGTCGGTCATTTTCTGGATGAGCTTCATGGACTGCTCTATCGGGTCCAGCCCCTTTTCCTGCCAGCGCTTGAACCGCGCTTCCAGATTCACGCCTTGCTGCTCAAACCGCTTGACCGTCTCGGGACTGGTCAGGCTGTTCATGAAGTTTTCCATGTTGGTAGCCGCTTGCGACGGGTCTGCCGCGCCGTCCATCGCCACCTGCAAACTGGCCCCCAGCGTAGCCACCGCCTTTGTGCCCGTCATGCCCAACTTGCTGGCCCCGGCAGTCATGGCCGGAAAATACTTGGACATGTCTTTCAACTCGAAACTGCCCGCCTTGCCCGCCGCCACCAGCATGTCCATCGCCTTGAGCGATTCTTCCGGGTTCAATTTCAGGTTGTTGACCGTGGCGTACATGGTACGGGCGACTTCGCCAATTTCGGCTCCCGCCGCCGTGGCGGTCAGGCCCACGGTTTTGATGACCTTTTGGGCCGCGTCTTCGTCCATGCCCGCCGTGACCAGCACGTTAAAGCCTTCGGCCAATTCCGCGCGGGTTTGCCCCGTCTGACTGGCAAGCTGACCCAATTCGCGGCCAATTTCGGCAATTTTTTCGCGGGGCAAGTCAGCAGTAATGGCGATGTCGGCCAAGACCGACTGAAACTGGCCCGCACCTTTGAGCGCCGCGCCCAACCCGACTGCGGCGGCCACTGGCGCAAATAGGCCAGCGCGGGCGGCGGAAAACCGGCTTTGCGCCCGCTCGCGCGCGGCCATAGCCTGTTGCAAGCGGGTTTCGTGCGCACGTGCGGTTTCCAGCGTGGCACCCATTTTTTTCAGGCTGGCCGATTGCACGTCTACCGCGCGAGCCGCAGCCAAGTGGGCGCTGGCTGCCTGGCGCAATTTCTGCTGCCCTCGCTCCACACTGGCAGACAGTTTATTTTGCTGGCCTTGCAGCGCTTCGGCACGGGTCTTGAGCGTTGCAAGCTCTTTGCCCTCTGCCCCGCGCATGGCTTTCTTGACGCGCAGCAATTCCTGGCTGACGTGGTTTAACTTGGCACGGCTTTTTTCCAGATTCGCCTCGGCACCCTCAAACAGCTTGAGTTTGGTATCCTTGTTCTTGACCGCCGCCAGCGCATCGCCGATTTTGGCAAGTTTCTTGGGCGCGGTGGCAACGGCATATTCAAATGTGCCGTTCAGTGCCGCACCGATGCTTATCCCTATTGCCAGCTTTTCCATATCCAGCCTTTGACCATGTCAACCTTGCCGTCAACGCCGCATTCAGCGCATCCCCAGCCCGAGCATCGGCCAGCATGGTACGAACGGCGCTTGCGCCACGAGTGGTTGCTCTGGGTATGTGTGAATACGCCCGCGTGGCTGCTGGCAACCTGGCTTGCATATGCGCTGGGGCAATGGATGCAAGCTGATGTGTGGGACTGGCTGCTCATCGGGTTCACGGCGGTTGCGGTACGCGGCAGCTTTTTTGAGCTTATTGATGACTGGTGTTACGCCATTCTGATAAATCATTGGCCCATTGCACCACCTCGTCCAGATCCATATTCAGAATTTCTGCGTACCCAAAGCCCGTCGAAACCGCGATATACGCGGCCAGCCGCCTGACCTCGGACACGCGCATCAGAAAAAACCGGACAGTACCTGCTGCGCCGCGCCGTAATCGGCCATGTCCAATTCGTACAAGGTTTCCGGCGTGACTTCGGCCAGCAGTGCAATCAGGGCGATTTCCTTTTCCGCATCGGTTTTCCCCATTTTGTCCGCCGCCAGACGGTCGCGTACCTTGGGGCGGCGCAGGTGCAAAACAGACACGGCCACACCTTCGACGGTAATGGGGTGTTTGAGCGCGACGGTCTCGCGCGGATTCAAGCTCGCGTCCATTACGCCTTGCCTCCTTTATCGCTTTTCTCACCTTTACCACCTTTTTTGCCGTCTGCCGAATCAGCAGGATTCTTGGCGTCGGCATCGCCGTCATTGGCTGCGGCACTTTCCGGGGATGCCTCCACCGGCACCAACTCGATAAAGCCACCCGTCAGCAGATACGTGGCTTGCTTGTCGGTCAGCGACAGAATCACGCCACGGTCGTAACGGGTATTGCCTTGCGCAAAGGCGCTGATGGCACGGTAGGTTTTCAGGCTCATCACGAACTCCTTAAATCGCCAGATGCTGGCGGGTGGTTTCCAGTTGGTCTGTGCCATTGACGATGGCCTTGTAGTTCACGGGGTCGATTTCGTAGACCACCGCGCCGTCGTCTTCGAGCTTGTAGTAGCGCAAGCTCATGGCGAGCTTCAGCGGCATTTCCTCGCCCGGCTTCCAGGTGTCCATGTCCACGCTGGTGAGCAGCCCGCGCATGGTGACGATGACGCCTTTTTTGCTGCCATCGTCTGACACCTTGGCCCCGCGCGCGGTAAACGCCACCTGCTCGCCGGGCAGCACGCGCATCAGGGTCAAGACGTCTTTGTCGAAGGCAAAGAGCGTGGCCTCGGCTTCGAGTTTTTCAAAGCGCCCCATCGGCACATCGACCTCGGCGGCCATGCCGCCCGCCTGATAGCCCATCAGTTTTGGCTTGATGACGGGAAGTTTCAGTTCTTTGACCCGACCCGCGTAGCCGCGCCCGTCTACAAACAGGTTCAGGTCGTACAGAATGTCTGCAATCATGGTGTGTCCTTAAAGTGCGTGTTCAGTTCGCCGGGTTTGCGTCACTACGCTGCACCAAGGTTGCTGAACACTTCTTCGATGTAGTCGTTGACCAGCCGTGAGCGGAAGGTGACGTGCTCTGCCGGATAAGGCGGCGTGAAGTCAAAGTCGAAATACACCTTGCCCTGGGCAATCTGGTCTGGCGTATTGAGCGCCGCATCGGCCCAGCAACTGCCGCCCAGAATTGCCTCGATGGCGACCAGGTGGCGCAGGTAGGCGTTGACGCCTTCAATCACGTCCTTGACGTAGGTCTTGGTGATATTGCGGTCTACCGCCCACAGGTGCGCGCGCAATAGACTTTCGTTGATCATGTCGGCGATGCGGCGCACCGACAGAAACGCCCATTTGGGATCACTGGCACATGTGCGGTTGCCCCAGAGCCGGTAGCCGTCCTTTTGAATGATGGTGGCGACTTCGTTCTCGTTCAGATAATTGGCGCGCGCGTTGGGGTCGCCCATCACGAAGTCCACCGCGCGGGCAGTGCCGGTAATGCCGTACATTTCGGTGTTCGACGGCGACCACCACCAGCCGCGCGTATTGTCCGAGCGTGCCAGCATGCCCGCCACGCGGGCGCTTGGCGGTTGCAGCGCTTCCCCGTTGGCCTCGGTGTCCCAGACCTTGACCCAGGGGTCAACGACGAACACGCGCGGCGAGCCGAAGTTTTCGCGGTAGCTGATCGCCGCCTGGTCATTGGTATTGGGACCATCGGCGATGATGACCGCACGCAGCCGGTCGGCAATCCCCAGCATTTCCGAGACCACCGCCTGATTGTGCGAAAACCCCGGCGCAATCAGGATTTTTGGCTGCACCTTGACCACGCTTTCCGCTGCCAAAAAGGCTTGCACGCCCAGATATCGCCCGACCGAGTCCACGCCGCCGATGATGGCGCTTTGGGTTTGTGCCGGGGTTCCCCCTTCGGCCACACGTACCACCACAACCATCGCGCCCGCTTGGTCAAGAATGCCGTCCAGCGCGGCGGGCAGCGTCCCCGTTGCGCCCAGCCGCGCAGCCTCCAGGCGACTGCCCGCAATCAGTACCGGGGTGTCGAGCGGGAAGGCTTCATCCGCGCCGCCGGTCAAAAACCGCGCCGACGGGCTGGCTGCCATGACACCTGCGCCGGTGGAGCCGCCCGCGTGCGCGACCACAACCAGCTGCGCAGCATCGGCATGACCGTTGACCGCCGTCAGTACCTGCGCGGCGGTGCTGGTCATCGTGCCGCTGGCGTTGGTGGCAAGCGAGACGGTAATGGAACGGTCTTTGATCGACACCGACAAGGCGCTTGATGCCGCATCCGGGGCGCGCAAACGTACCGAGATTTGATTGCCCAGGCTGCCCGCCGCTTTTGCGGTAAAGGTCAACGCCGTATTTTGGGTGGCATCGCCGATGGCAAGCTGCGACGCCGTCTGGCTTTGCGCGTCGGGCGCGGTGCCGATGACGCCGATGACGCTGGAGCGCACCGTGGAGATGGGACGCGCGCCGTAGTCGAGTTCAATGACTTCAACGCCGTGGAGAAACTGGTCAGGCATGGGGCTGGCTCCTGATGGTTTGGGAGGGATGCCCCATTGTGGGTTTTAGGTGCGAGAACTTCCTGCGGCGGGGTTGCGTGCATAATAAACAGCGTTGTTATAATAGACAACATGAAAGCGACTTTGCTCACACGTAGCCGTCATGCGCATCCTGCTGGCGGGTTTGTGCAGATCGTGGTGTGGCAAGTACCTCAACCCGTGCCGCCGTCAACCCATCATTACAAATACAGCCTGGTCTATATTGTGGAGGGTCGCAGGGTGGTAGGCTTTGATAACGAGCGCGGCAAGGGTGACCATCACCACTTTGGGGATGAAGAGCACCCCTACACTTTCACGGGACTGGATGCGCTGTTTGCGGATTTCGCAGCACAAGTAGAAAGGTACAACCATGAACACAGAACTGGATACGGTGATTTTTGACGTTGCCCCGATGTCGGCATTTCTTGACCGCGCCCGCGCACAGGCCCAATCCGGTTTGCCCGCACAGGCCGCGCATATCAGCTTCGAGACGCCCGAGCATATGTGGCGCGTGCTCAGTGAAAAGCGCTGGGGGATTTTGCGGGTGATGACCGGCGCTGGCCCTATCGGCGTGCGCGAACTGGCCCGGCGCGTCGGGCGGGATGTGAAGGCCGTGCATACCGACGTTTCCGTGCTGCTGGACGCGGGCGTGATTGACAAAACAGCCAACAGCAAGTTGTTGTTTCCCTACCAGCATGTCAAGGTGCAATTTGCGCTGGACGGCATCGACGCGGCTGTCCCGGATTTTCATCCCGCGATGGCGCAGCGGGCGCAACACCGTGTGCGCCGCCCGGCCAGTAGCGCAGTGGCCGCATCAATGCGCTGAACTGGTTTCCGCCCCATCGCCCTGTTCGGTGTGGGTGTGTTGCTTCAGGCTGATACCGTCTGCCGTCACGTCGCCGGACAACACTCGCACATCGCCCTCAATCTCAGCGGCACTTGCACTCGATTTAGCTTTTTTGCCTGCCATCCCCGACAGCCAAGTCAACAAACCATGCACAGTAAGTTTGCCTGTGCAGGTGGTTTGCGGTGTATCCAGCGTGACCGATGGCGCTTTGACGGTGACAGCCCCGCCCGCCACCACCGTGACCGGTCCGGCGCACTGTATCAACCACGAGCCGTCAGCACGGTTGTGTGTGACGATGTCACCGTTGCTGTAGCGGATGGTGTGGATGTCCGGCGAGGTGGCCGGTTCGGGGTGCGCATCGGCGTACAGTGCGGGGAGCACGAATGCGCCGCCCATCAGACCCGAGGGAGCCAGCACAATCACCTGCTCGCCGATGTCCGGTGCCCACCAGTCGCGGTCATGACCTGCGCGGCGTGTCATCCACGGCAGCCAGTCGGTGGCGATACCGTCGCAGCGCACGATGACTTTGGCTCCGGTGTAGTCAGCGGCGATGACGGTGCCGACGCGAATCAGGTTCGCCAAGCGGCGTTCTAATTCCACAAAGTCAAACCCCCGGTCAACGTTCATGCAATTTTCTCGTAGTCGTTTTCGTGGCCCGCGCCAATTTTGGGGTCGATACCAACGTGGATTTCCGTGGGCGTGATGCCCGGCGGCTCCAACTCGCCCAACGCGATTTCGATGCTGAACTCCACCACCCAGACGACGTAGCCGTCTATCTCTGGCCGGAAGGCGTCATCAGTTGCCTGAACCAGCCGGATATGACCGTGGCCGGGAATGGGGCGGCGAATCTCGTGCAACGCCACCGCCACACGGGCGGCAAGCGCCCGCACCAACAGATCGGCACGGGGTTGATTCGGGTCTACCACCACCCTCGCTTGCCAGCGCAGATCGGCCAGTAGCCGCGAGTCCCCCGCTTCCTGCAAAGGTTCGATGCTGTCGATTTCCAGATACACGGCAGGTACGCGCAAAGCCCGTTGGGTTTGGGGCGGCGCGTCCGCCGTGATGACGGGAATATCGGGCATGGCGGCCCGCAGTTTTTCTACCAGCGCATCGGCGCAGTCAATCAGTGCCGTCATGCGCGTCTACCGAGTTTGGACAGTTCATAGCGCATCTCTTGCTGCAAGAAGCGCATCAGGCGTTCTTCGGCGCGGCTGGCGGCCTGGTTCATCACCGCGTCCCCTGTGTGCTTGATGTCCAGCTTGACCAGTTCCAGCGGAAAGCGCGCGCGCCCCGTGCGGCGATAGACACCGTTACCGTACTCGGCAATGGGAAAGGCGTTTTTGAAGAAATGTTTGCCGACTTGCGTGCCGCCCGCCACGCGGCGCGGATCACCCAGCCAGGCGGCGGCCACGGCGTTTAACCCCAGCCAGACCTTTTGCCCCAGCCCGTCGTCTCTACGGTACAACCGCAACCGTGTGCGGATGAGCTTTTGCTGTACGCGCAGTTCTGCCGTGAGGCCACGCTCCTCGATATCTGAGTGGC